CCAAATGCATTTTGTTGATACGTACAAGCCACTCTTTATTTCAATAATATATTTCTTGTCATTTTTATTATCTTCCATTCCCACTCACTCCTTAACTTGTTTAATTAATTGAGATATAGCACATATCGTAAACACTAAAAATAAGAAACCATAATCCCACTCATCTTTTACTTCTGTACCTACTAATTGAAATAATAATGAAATTATGAACATTCCTATTAAACCGCAGAATGTAGCTCTCACTTCCCCAGCACCTCTTTTACTTTTTCTAGTATGTCCTTACTCTTTAAGGTCTGCTTCTTTGATGAACGTTCCATTGATTGTCTTTCCTTTTCTTCCTTTAATTTCGTCATACGCATACTGTAAACACTCCTGTAACGTCATATCATGTTGTTGCGCCAATATAATTAATGTAACGACTGTATCGCCTATCCCGTCTTTTAATGCGTCCATTTGCCCACGAGATAACGCTGATGCAACTTCGCCTGCTTCTTCATAAAATTTAAGTGCCTGTCTATCTGAATTACCATTGTGTAAATCTTTATCAATACTCCATTGTTGGACTTGTTCTACTAATTGATCTAAAGCGCCAAAGTTTTCTGTTTTTGATTGTCCTAATGTGTTCATTTATTGTTCCTCCCTATATTTATCTACAATTTTTGTGATTTCATGTGCATAATCATCAGGCGCTACTATATAGTCAATGTTTAAAATCTCATCAAACGCCTCTGCCTTCCTTTTCACTTCTGCCATATCATTGATGAGTTCATCACGTTGTTTCTTGTAAGCGTCACGTTCTCTTTTTGCTTTCTTCAATCTAGCGTCCATAACACTAGATACAAACTTAGCTTCTGCGTTCATCTAATCGTCCTCCAATAACGCTGGGTATTGGTATATATTGCCAATAATTTCTAATTCTTCTGGTTGACAAAAAGCTAGTACTGTACCACCCCAAAAATTATCTAATCTCCATTCTCCTGTTCTAGCTTGCAAAACTTTAAAAGGATGATTGTATAAAGGGTTAGGTGTTTCTCTATGTCGAATAATATCGCCCTCATAAATCTCTATACCGTTTTTATCTATCAAGCCTGTTGATTGCATGAGTTCACAATCTAAATGTGCTAAATCATAACCCTTTTCTGCGCTAGGATGTTCCATGTCATAAACATTAATTCCATTTTCATCTATTTCTAATGTTATACAATCACTATCTTCTCCCGGAATTAACATTCTATCGTTTTCTTTATCCCACACTCTAAATTTAGGCATCATCTGAAACACTCCCTATTCCTTTTAATATCGTTCTCACTTACCAACATCGTCACTCTACTTCTTGCTACCTTAACCACAAAGCCGTTGACACCTAGCTTGCGTAATTCTTGTTGTATCTGTGTAGGTGTCTTGCCTTGTGTGTTGTAGCGATAGCGTTGGTTGATTGTGTTGGATAATATCATTCCAACTCACCTACAATCGCATCTACGACATTAACAGTTACTGCATTACCTGCTTGTTTATATAATTGTGATTTACTCACGCCACTATTTTTAGCTTTGTAAAACTGTTCATCTGAAAAACCTTGAAGTCGCCAACATTCTAACGGTGTGAGTTTGCGAATACGCAAATTATTCGTGACTGGTAAAATAGCTGTTTTAAAACCTTCTGGTCTAGTTGTTAAAGTAGGGCTTAAACCGCTTTTATCAATCGTTTTATTAAAAGCATTAATTGTGTAACCATCACGTATTTCTTCCATGTTTTCTTTTATAGTTTCAACAGCTTGTTTGCCCATGCGTCCATATTTTTCTTTAGAGATATAACCTGACTCTGACAAAAAGTAACTTTCGTCTACGTCTTTCTCTAAGATGTCAACTAGTCGTGTTGTAACATTACACGTAGTATTTATTGGCAACAAATTGGTTAATGTAATGTTCAACGAGACCCATTTTTTCAACTCCTGCAGTTTTTTCGACATATTGATTGCTCCCTTCTTGGTTTTTCATACAATCACCTCAAATATATTCGAATATGTTTTGTTGCCCATAATTGATATTGTTTTCGTCTTTCTTTCTTCCAACGATATAAATTCTTTCTCTGTTTTGTGGCACTCCATAGCATTTAGAATTAAAAACATCAAAATCTAGTTCATAACCTATTTCATCAAATGCTAACAACATTGTTCGAATTGTATTTCCTTTATCGTGACTAATAAGACCTTTTACGTTTTCAAAGATGAAATATTTAGGTTCAACATTCTTGACTGCATTAACATAGCTAAAGAACACTGTCCCTCGAGTATCTTCAAAACCTTTTCTTTTGCCTGCAATAGAGAATGATTGGCAAGGTGTTCCACCCACGATAATGTCGCACTTACCTTTAAACTGTTGCCAATATTCATCACTAACTTGCGTAATATCCCCTATATCTATTTCATTCTCTGTATCGTAAATTGCTTTATAACTTTGTTTTGCGAACTTATCTATTTCTGCGAATGCTACGCAGTTATGACCGTGTTTCTCTAATGCAGAACGGAAGCCTCCAATACCACTACATATGTCTATAAACTTCATGCGTCCACCAACTCTTTACATATCTCGTCAAACGTTTGAATACCTCTACCGTCTGTAATATCCATAATTACGCCATACACATATTGATTGATACTGAACTCTGCACGATCTTGTTCATCTGAAATATGTCCCGTTCCTTGTCTAATGTCGGTACATTGAACATAAATCTTAATATCATTCTCACTTTCTTTTTTAAGGTGCTGTGTGTACCCCATTTCGCAAATTGTACCTTGTGCATGTGGTAAGTAATCGAATATCATAATACTGCTTGTCTCCATACCTAACGTGTCATTAAACACAATACGTTCTGCTAGTTTATCTTGCTTAGCATTCGCTTTATCATTTATGTCTTTGTCGTCATGTGGTGCGTAGACTTTAAATCCTAATCGTTGTAACTCTTGCTTTTCCCATTCTCTGCGCATCTGTTGGCCTATACTTAACATGTCACCACCTAAATAGATCATTGTTCGGCCTCCATTTTTTCAATCAATCTATCTGCATAATCTCTAGCTTTTTTGAAATCTGCTAGCTCATCATCTTTTCGACCTGCACGAACTGGATATTTAATCATATTACCTTTCATAAAACCTTTGAACTGTTCGAATGGTAATTGTTGATACAAGAAGTCGATAACATCTATATTTTCACTACCTTTATAATGGTCAGGTATATTATTGTCTTGTCCTTCCTTCACGTCCACCTTACGTGTGAATGGCTCATCAACTCTCACAAAGTCATCGTTATCTGTAAGTGTGAATTTATAACCACCTGCATTCTCTACCTCTGCGTACCAAACTGTTTTCAAACCTTTTTCTTTTGCATACACATGATTGACTATGGCCGTTTGCATAGCAGTAATACCTTTAAATGGTGCTTGGAACTGAACAATATTATCTACTTTCAAATCAATTATTCTTACGTTTTCCATTTCGCTACCCCCTTATCAATGCATCTATAATTTCTTGAAGATTACTTTTAACGTATTCAAAATCTCTATAATTTTTCCCTCATCCATACCTATTGGATTAATACCATCAATTTTTTCGAACATTTCATATTGATGTAACGAAAAGTCTCCTAAATGTATACAATCAAAACCAATCCAACCGTTTTCATTCCATGTCACACCACCATGTGCATGCTCACCTACAATTTCATACTCTTTACTATAATCTTGAATATCAGCTTTTACATAACCACATAAGTGACCGTATTCTTGTATACGTCTTATTTGCGCTGTATAACCTTTATATTTAAATGAGTATTCTAATGTATCTCCCATACGAGCATTTTCTTTCTCGATAGCTTTTCTGAGTAGTTCTATACTAGTCATCGATTATCCCCTCCGTACACGCTTTTTTAATCGTCCAACCGTAATTCAATCTATTTCTGATTGCTGTTTTTGTAATGCCGTGTTCATTAGCGTACTCAAGTTTGTCTAATGGGATGTAGTGCAATTTACCTTGAATTATCATCACGTAATGTTTCTTGCCGTGTAATTTCACAACATTTCTCATTCGTTCACTTCCACCCCTCTGAAATAACGCTAACGTTTTCTACTTTTTTAATATCTAAGTGTTTATCAAACTCATCCGGGTACTTCTCTGCCATCTCTAGCACCTGCTCTTCCGTCTGCTTTTCGTTGTCCGGTATAATGTAAGCTGTGCCTTCAATTTTGAATGTAACTGCTAATTTAGACATTACTTATCACTCCTACACCAAATTTTTCAATACTTCGAAAGTGTCTATGTCTTTTAATTCATCAGATACAAAAACGTTCATATCGTGAAATTCTGTTTTTATTGTTTTTTTCTTCTTCATCAAAATAAATCTCCATAGTCCCATCTTTGAGTCTGAAAATCGCTTTATCTTCTTTAAAGTTAAGACCTTCTTTTTTTAATTTTTCATAAGCTTCATTTATTCTAGTTTTTTCATCCATTCTTCATCTTCTCCTTCTTACGCTCCCTGCGTACTTTGATTAATTCTTCATATGTTATCCACTCTTGACCTGTGTATTTAGGTGCTTTACATATCCAAGTTAGTGGTATATCTCTGTTTTGATACCTAAATATCTTTGCTTTAACCTTTGCTACTGGTGTTGGCATACCTTTCACATCTATAACTTCAAGTAAGGTATCGCCTTTCCACAAAGCAAAATCTGCCACATAGATAATAGGTTTATTTCCGTCGAATTTAGGTTGTAATTCATATTTAGGTTGCAACTCGATATGATCATATTCATTGCCTAAGTTACGTTCTAAATATTGGTAGTAGTCGCATTCGACTTTGCTATCGAACACGACACCTTTATATTCAACTTTCTTAGCATTGTATTTACTCACGTTGTCACTCCTAGAACAAGAATTCATCTATTGTTGTTTGCTGTTGTAATTCTTCTTTTCTAAATAATTTATGTTTCCGTTTCATCTTTGCTAACTCACCTTTAGTCACAAATGGTTTAAAATGCTTATCACTCATTCCGCCTTTATTAGCTAGATAGAAAGTAGCGTCATCTCTAGGCAGAACCCTAAGCATTTCCCAACCATCGCTTTCATATAGGCTATATGCGTTAGGTTGATTTTCTATAAGTCCCATCGCTTCGCCTCCACTTCGTATCATTTTCGATAATGTCCTTCACTTTTTCATAGTCATCGAATGGCGATATCTTTTTCTCTTCCAGCAAGCGATTGATAGCCCGACCAACTTCAATTAATAACGTCCCGATAAGTTGATCGTTGCTATAATCTCGTCGGTACATTGTTCCAAGTAACTTTTTGTATTCGATAACCGTCATGTCATAAACCTTTGTGTACGCTTGTAGTATTCAAATTCGATGACACCTGTTTCTCCGTCTTTATTCTTAGCAATATTGCATTCAACTATCGACTTACCGAGTTCATCTTCTTCATCTTGGTTGTAGTAATCATCTCGGTATAAAAGCATGGCTAAACTTGCGTCTGCCTCGATTCCACCTGCTTCTTTCATGTCAGATAACATAGGTCGTTTGTCATTTCGACTTTCTACACCACGACTAAGTTGTGAAAGTAATACGATAATTGCACCTGTTTCGTTTGCTATTATTTTTAAATCACGACTTATTTTTTCGATACCGTTCCTACGGTCTAATTTGCTATCTGTTTGCATTAATTGAAGGTAGTCGATGAATATGACCTGTTGCTTATCTTTATTCTTCATGGCTTGCTTACGGACTTCCTGAGTGCTTACGTTGCTTTGTGAATTAACATCTATTTCCAGTTTCAATATTTCGCTTGCAGCACTTGTTAATTTAGTTAAGTCATCGGCGCTTAAGTCTGACTTTTTCTTAATACGTGACAATTCAATTCCAGTCGCTGCAGATAACATTCGCTCTAATATTGCTACGCCTGTTGTTTCTAAACTAAATAGCGATGTCTTATAACCCTGTTTAGCGATATTAAGCATCATCTGAAGTGCAAACCCTGTTTTACCTACTGAAGGTCGCGCTGCAATTACAACGAGCTGTGTTGGCTCTAAACCGCCTATTTTATAGTCCATTAACGGAAAACCTGTCTTAATCACTTTCTTAGGTTCATCGCTATACAACTCTTCTACAAACTCATCTACAATTTGTTTTGTACTTGTTTCATCTGTCGCACTAATCAGTGATACTTGATTTAAGTCAGTAAGCATTACTTCAAACGATTGCATATTAGGCGATTGGTTAAATTCATTGATTACTTCATTTGCCTGTGATATTTGATAGGCTTCCAATAAATTTTGCTGATAGCGCTCAAATATGCCATAACCAATAAAATCGGAATTATATAGTTTTTGTATCGTGTCGAAGTTTAAGAAGTTTTTGTTCTTCGATGTTTCTAAGAATATTTCTTGATGATCTACCTTACCGACTTCAAACACATATTCCATAAACACTCTGAAATCGTCGTAATAGAACATATAAGGTCTAACACGCAACTTTTCGATAAGTTCAGGTTTTTTTAGCAAGCTTGAAATAATCGTACTTTCAATATCTCTGCGTTCATTCATGGTTGTTCACCTCGAACTTTCTAAGCTGTTCTGCGAAGTCATCAAGGATCTTTTTTCTCGCTGCTACATATTCTGGATCATTCTTCATTTTCCAACGATGTTCTTTTACATCTTCTGGCTCTTCCTCATATTCCATTTTCTTAGGCGCCTTTCTCATAATCTTAGGTAAGTTAGGTGGGTATGAGTTGCCAGAATTAATATAGTTATCTAATGTTTTTAGTGTTGGTCCATAATCACCGTTTTCACTAAGAACTTCTATCCATGTTTCTAACTTTGATTTGTCGAACTCTAAATTATAGATGTTCCTAATTTTTTTGATGATTTGTAACGCTTCTTTCTTAGTCATACTCATTACTCATCACCTAATTCTTGTTCCATCGCTGCAATTAAATCGTCGGTTTCATTAGATTTCTTTTTCTTAGGTGTCACTTTAGCTAGTGCTTTCTCTTGGGTATCTACACCTTCGTTATTCCAATTTCTTAATACTTTGATTAGGTAGTTAATACCTTTCTTGTTTTGTTTACAGTAGTTAATTGCTACTCCTGTTATTTCTAGTTTGTTTTCTTTAATAAGATTGAGTTCATCTTCCAACTCTTGTGCTTTCAAAGGACTTTGTATCATTTCTAATTCTTTACTAACTAATTGAAAAATTTGTGACGTGTCACTGTCACTCTTACTATTGTTATTCTTATTATTGTTATTCTTAATACTGTTATTCTTAGTACCTACATTTTGTCCGTGTACGTTTTGTCCGTGTACGTTTCGTACGCGTACGAATTGACCGTGTACGAAATGATGATTAATTGTGTATATCGTTTTACTAAAACCGTTGTTTGTTCTTTCTCGTGTTTTACTAATGATGTTTTTATCTAAAAGTTCTTTACGGTGCTTATAGAAACGTTTTTCACTTATGTTCAATTCATGACATATTAGTCCGATACTAGGGAAAGCTGTATCTTTACCTCCAGCATAAGAAGATAAATAACTGTATATCGCTTTTGCTTCAATGCTTAGTTCTTTATCTTTTAAAATTTCTTTATAGACAGTTCCATATCCACCAGTTATATCTATTAATCTGTCACCCATGAAGTCACTCCTTTCAACATTCTGTTTAGTCGTTCATCTACATCAACCCAGCTATCTGTTAAGTGATACTTTTTGTTGAATGTATCCATTCCTATTTGGTGCTGTTCCGTATGATGTGAACGACATAGCGCTAATACTTGGTTGCCTACATGATTTATCTTGTTACGATTACGCCCTTTACCTACTGCATATCTATGTGCTAAATCAGAATGTGGTTTACCGCAAATCACACAGTTACGATTGACCGTAGACCAATATAAAAATGATTTATCTTGCTTGAGTAAGTCGCTCGTTTTATATGCAAGCGGTATATCGTTATGAAATATCCAGTCCAATGTAACCTCGATAATTTGGCTTGCTTGTGTACGTGTGCAATCACTTAATGAGATACGCTTGTCGTAGCCGTAGTACGTCCGAACGTATTCGATGAATAAATGCCTCATGTAATCCATAGGCGTTCCAGTATGAGCCTCTATGTCCTTTACGAGTGCGAATATCTTCTTACGTTGCTTGTTTGTAATTCTGAATGGATCAACTGGAATGACATCAACTTCTACATCAAAACCGTTATCGAGTAATAGTGATGTCTTGTTATCTAGTTCTACACCCTCAATGACAACGGTAGTTGTACCGTCATCTTGAGTAATGTAATTTTTGATTTTTGGCATTTAAATCAACTTCTCAAATTTATATTTATTACCATGTATATCAGTTAACTCTTTATGATTACGTTTTAATTTAGTGCTTATATAACCATTATTTCTACCTAAAAATTGACTCGCTCTACTCATACTTATAAATTCATATTCGATACCTAAATGATTAATGAGTTTTACAGCCATATTGGTATGCATTAGACCAGTTTCAAATGCATGCCTGTTGTTTTCTAAGTGATTGCACCACTCAAGATTTTCTACATTATTATTTTTAGGATTGCCGTCAATGTGATTGATACATTCTTTTCCTTTAACAACTGGCATAAAAGCAAAAGCTACTAATCTATGAACTAAAAAATCTTTATGTTTGCCATCTTTCCAAAGTGATACTCTTACATCTCTACCATTAGGCGTTTTATCTTTTAGGTAACGCTGTTTCCAATGTCTTACGCCATGTTTCTTTGTATAAGTGGTTTTATTTTTATGAGTTCTTACTCGACCTTTGTTACTTACTTCGTAAATACCTTCGTAACCTACAACATCTCTCCATTTTTCCTTCATTTAATCACCTCATCAGAAAGGAAGTGTAGAATCGTCTATATCATTGATGCTGTTGTTATTACTAAAAGGATTATTACCTGCTGGTGCTTGTCCTCTTTGTTGTTGAGGTTGATTAGATTTTTTTGGCTCTAAAAAATGCACGTTATCTGCTATAACTTCTGTAACGAACACTCGGCGTCCTTCTTGGTTTTCATAACTACGTGATTGAATACGTCCGTCTACGCCTGCTAAGTTTCCTTTAAATAAATATTGACTTACATTTTCTGCTTGTCGTTTAAAAACAACTACATTAATAAAATCTGCTTCACGTTCTCCTTGTGCATTTGTAAAAGGTCTATTTATTGCTAAAGTGAATGTAGCTACACCTACACCATTTCGATTTTCTCTGTACTCAGGATCTTTCGTTAATCTACCTACTAAAACTACTCTGTTTATCATTGGTCATTCTCCTTATCTAATTGTTTTAGTCCTGCATCTAATTTTTGATGCGCAACTGCTATATCTTTTTGAGTTACATTGCTAATATTTTGAATACCTAACCAACGCATTGTTTTATCAAGTGTTGCATCTCTACCTTTTTCTTTTGATAGTGTTACGAATTGTTTAATACGTTCTTCTAAATCTGCAACATCACTATCATTTACATCTGGTCCTTCTTCGCCTAAATATAAGTAGTTGCCTAGCCCAAATTTAGCTGCACATTTAACCATGCATCGCTTAGTTGCTTTGTTGATGTCAAATATTGCAGTAGCACTGCCAACCGTTACTGGTTTATTTCTGTAATCTAAAACTGGCAACCATTCACGTTTAGTTACACCAAATACTGTTAATTCGACGCATACCATGTAACCTTCGTTAGTTTTGAGATAAGGAACAAAAAAGTCTTCGTTTGTACTATCTGGATAAGGAAATTCAATTACTCTTTCTGTATAATTTGGATCTTCTTTGGTTAATTCTTGTTGTACATACGCCCACGATAAGTAATTTAAATTTTGTTTTTTCTCAACATGCGCACTTACATCTCTACTGTTTAATTCTCTAAACTTGTCTGAGAAGCTAGGTTGTTCAGTCATCTACTTCACCACCAAACTAACAGTGTGTTTCAATTTTGCACCCGGAACGTCTTTACCGTTTTTCAAATCATCAGTAAGCATTTTAGAGTTGAGTTTTGGTGCTTGTGATACCCAGTATTCTTTAGGTATTAATTTTTCATCTGTGACCTCTTTACTTGGTCCATTATTACGTTTGTAAATGTAGTTAGTAGACGTACGGTACTTATCCAGTTTGCGTTGTTCTAACATATCGAGTAAGTAACCTTTTAAACGGTCTGATAAATTTACTTTTTGTTTTTTGATTGTTTGTAGACGTTTAATTTCTTTATCAATAGTTTCAACATCAGCATCTACTGAACGCTTTAAGCCGATAGTGTTATCGACTTTTATATTCAATTCTTCTTCGATGCTATCCAACGTATCTTTTAAATCTTCGAACGAATAACCTTCGTCTAATTTGTTTAAAACTTCTAAATAGGCTTGGTTTAAGTTATATGTGTTTGACATTGATATACTCCTCCAATCGTTGGTCAGCCCTGTCTGCTCTAGCATCAGCGCTTTGATACATCTTGATATAATGATTGATACTGTCATTCAAAGCATCTATATGTTCGTTTGCAGTATCTAATTGACGTCGTAAATAATCATTTTGCAGACTAACTAGCGTTAAATCGCCCCTATCTTTAAGTAGGTTGTTATATTCTTTTAAAGATATAGTTACCTCTTGCATATATGTGCCTCCCGTTATATGATTATCTTGAGTTTATTTCTTAATGTCCGACTGTTACTCATTGGCGTGGGTATCAGTCTTTTTTTGTGCGTAATATAGTTTGTCAAAGAATAAATATGTTACTGTTGATGCAACCATACCTATTGCTAACGCGTTAGTTATGAATACGCTCATCATCATTGCTAAGAAAAATGTCACGTTGAACATCATGCCACTGATTAAAATTGTTTTGTCTTTGATAGTCATTTCTTATCACCCCTTTATAAATCAGTTTCGCTAATCATCAAATTATTTTCGATAAACTCCAATGCCGGTTTAACTTTGATGTAACGTTTGCGACTGTCTTCGAATTTATGAATAAATTTTTTGAATTCTTGGTTAGACGCTACTTTCTTTTCAAAATCATCTTTTGAAAGTCCACTTACTTCAACAAAACCTTTAACATCTAAAAAGTATTTGTATTCTTGTTCCATTTATTAACACTCCTTTCGTGTATAATTTGGTTATCCTTTAAAGAAAAGGTTTTGAATACAGTTAAATATCTTTTAGATCGTGTTTAGCAATATCCATTAACTTTTTACTTTGAGTGTTATCAATTTTTGGATAAACAAAATTTCTAAGTTTAAATCTTGTGTTTTTCTCAATCTTTAAAACCTTCCATGTCACAACTGCCATTGTGATGAGGAGGGTTGTTTTGTATAAAGTGTTCATATTATGCCTCCTTTATCAGAGGTGGTCAGACACCACCTCTTGTGGTATAATTAAATTGTTAATTATTCTGCTAACTGCATTTTTTTACTTTTGTTGTGATTGTAAATTCGTACCAGCGTTTTTACAGTCGCAACTTTTTTTGTGCTACCAGTAGCTCGACTATAATCTTCAATTTTGTTTTTGAAAGAAATCAAACCTTCTTGACTTAACTTTTTAACAATCCAGTTTCTATCATGTTCTGGATATTCTTTAATGAACTGTGATACTCCGATCATTATCACTCGAGTATAATTTTTTCTTTGAGTACCCAAAGCGTCACGAATTAAGCAAATTGTATCTTTAAGTAATTTCGGTCCTCCGTTGCGATATATTTCCTTAACAGTGTCTGCTGCTTGAATTGTGTAATTATTTGTATTTCTATCTACTGTAAAACCGATTTGATTAAGTGCGTTTTCAATCGTTAAAGTTTCTTCTACGCCAGCAGCTAATTCACTTACATAACGTTCAGCAGCATTTGCTTTAGAACCTTCTTGTAATAATCTAAAAGCAGTGGCTTCATCTTTTAATGTCATTCCAGAATAAATTGTTACTTCCCAAACTAATTCGCCTAGAATTTTTAATGCTTCTACTCTGTGTTGACCATCAAATATCCAAAGGCTTCCATCTTCTCTTTCAGATACTAGAATTGGTCCCATGCCGATAGGATTGAAATTTTTAACAATTTTATTTACCTTAGCTTTTGATACTGGTCGTTGATATGTTTCATCTACTCCCAATTGATTAATTACTACCTTTTCTGTTCTGCTTGGAAAATCATTTAATTTTTTCATTATTTAGTTCCTCCATTTGTTTCTATTTTTAATCCAATTAATGAAAATAATCTTTCTACTTTGAAGTAAGCTTCTTTAATATCTTCAAAATCTGTTTTTAAAGCTTTATTTATTACTTTTTCAATGTCGCTTGAATTTTTAGTGCATAATGCTAAATCTTGAAATCTTTTTATTAAAGTTTGAGATTGAGCTAATAATTCTAGTTCTTCATTAGACACTTCGCTTTCCACCTCTATACGTTTATTTTTGAGGTTCTTTTGATACTCTTTGTTTTTAACTGATGGCAGTTCGTTATAAGCTTTATTCCAACCACTATTTTCTTTGATGACTTTTTCATAAGTTTCAGGATCTTCACGTTTAACTTTTTTTGCTCTAACCACCGTTGATTTACTAACGCCAGCTAATTTTGCAATTTCATTGTTCTCGTGAACTGGTGTGTTATCTTGACTGTTAGTATTTTCTTTCTTATTTTCTAAAGTTTCTTTTTTTATATTAGTTTCATGATCCTGTTGTGGTTCAGCTGAACCATAATAGGATTTTTGCTTTACTAAAGGATTTTTCTTTCTAGCATTTTCCATAACTTTTTTCTTTTTCTCTTTAGCTCTTTCTTGAATGTCATTTATTAAATCTTTAGCACTGAGTACAATATTAAGTTTTTGATTAGGCGTTAAATTTCTTCGTTCAACCGCTGTATCTCTAACAAATTTAAGCGCTTCGTCTTTTTCAAAATTTTCTCTGATTGCTTTAACTTCATTGATGTTTAGTTTTTTTAAAGCTTTAACTCTATTTCTTCCATCCAAAATAGTGTTGTCCCAATTGATGTGTATTGGTGTATGTTGTCCTTGCATTTCGATGTTCGTAACTAAATCATCAAATTCTTTTTCAGTCATTTCTGGGACGAGTTGGTTGATGTCAGCGTCGAAATTTAATTTGTTGATGTCTACAACTTCTATATTTTTCAAATCGTTACCTCCTTCTTCTTTTCAACGCCCACATTCAACGTACAGTCTTGGCAATGACCTAATAATGTATTACGGCGTGGCTCATATCGTCGCGCACTCTCGCTCTTATACGCTCAATGTGAGCGTTGAAATCGATATTTAGTTAACTAATTACTTTTTCCTTCTGTCTCAATTTTGGGACATTAGGATTAAAAAAATAATCATCCATACTAATATCTAAAACATCACAAATAGCACTAGCTTCATCAATCGTGAAATTGCTCTTGTTTTTATTGATTTTCTGACTAAATCTCGCAGGTGCCATTCCAATCATATAAGCCACTTCTTTATGCGAATATTTGCTTTCATCAATAAAATTTCTGAGTTTTTGATAACGTTTAGTATTCAATTTTTTTCACCTCTTTCGTCTCATTTATGAGATTACACTAAGAACTATACACGCTTATTTTTTTAGTGTCAACAAATAAATTTCATTTTTGAGAAATAAATTTGTAAAATTCGTTGCATTTTTGGGAACAAACTTATATAATAAGTTTGTAAATTACAAATCAAGGAGAAAAAAACAATGACAAAATTTTCGGATAACCTTTCTAATCTTAGAAAAGCTAATAATTATTCTCTAAAAGAACTAAGTGACAGATTAAATTCAAAGTACAATGTAAAGTTCTCTAAAGCGTCAATTGATAGATGGGAAAAAGGAACGACAAGTCCTTCTATGGAACACGCTAGTGCTTTATCTGATTTTTTCGGAGTGTCTTTAGATGAATTAAGCGGCCGTAAAGAATTGGTGGTTGAAGAAAAGCCTAAACATTTAGCAGCACATCTTGATGGTGATTTAACAGATGAAGAATGGCAAGAAATTCTTGATTACGCTGGATACATAAGAAGTAAAAGAAAATAAAGGGTGTATTTTGTGGGGAAATATGAAGATATGTTAATTGAACATGACTATATTGAAGTCATCGAATGCGATAAATTACCTAATGACTTATATGGTCTATGGCTTGGGGATATGATTTTAATTAATCGTAATCTGCCTATCACTTCCAAACTTGAAACACTTGCAGAGGAACTCGCTCATAACGAACTTACATACGGGAATATAGTTGATCAAAGCAAATTTAATCATAGAAAATTCGAAGGTTATGCACGTAGGTTAGCCTATGAAAATTTAGTCCCTCTCAAAGATATTGTAAAAGCATTCTTGCAAGGCATACATAATCT